TTTTAAATGTTTCTTTTACTAGGTTTGAATACTCTGCAATAAGTTTAATTGATTGGGCTAATTTTCAACTCCCAATGCTAAAACAGTTCCTACACCACTCCTAATTTTTCAATCATTTCAGTAATTTTTTTTCTAATGCTTTATTAAGATCACCAAATTGTTTTTTAAGACCTTCAAAGAAACCAGCTTCTAATATTGTTCTTTTAAAATTGAAAAACTTATCTCCAATCATTGATAGAGTACCTTCAAATGTGTTTGCTAATTCATCTGTTGCACCACCGAACTTTCCACCTTTACCAAATGTTTTTTGAAGTGCGTCTGCTGTTTCTTCTATAGTTACTGTTGCACCAGCTTTAAATCCTAACATAGCTTTAACACCTCTATCTCTAAATAGATCAGCTGCACTAATACCAGCACTCATTGATCTTTGAATTTGCTCTGCTGTAGTTTTAAAATCTAGTCCTGTTACTGCTGCAACATTACCAGTAATTTCCATAAGGTTAGCAAGTTCTTTTGCGTCTTTAGAAACAACTGCAAGAACACCTGAACCAGATTGTATTTCTTCTAGTGAGAAAGGAACTTTAGCAGCAAACTTTGCCATTTCATCAAATGCTTTTGCACCCTCTCTAGCACTTCCAAATAAGAATTTTAATCTAACTTGTAATCCTTCAATTTGTTTTCCTGTATTAACTAATGATCTAATAGCAAGTCCAGTACCTAAACCAATAAAAGCATTTTGTAAGTTAAATACAGCACCTTTAACTTTATCTAAACCACCTCTAACTCCTTGTTAAGGCTTGTTTGGACTTATCCTTTGCTACAATGTCTATTTTAAGTTGTTGTGCCATTATTTATAATTTTTTGCTTCTGTTAATGATTGGTTTCTTTTATACCCATCTTGTTCTTTTTTCAAGTAGGCTAACCATAAATTATAATGGCTTACTGGCATATCTAATACTTGTTGAATTGGTATGTGGAGTCTGTCTGCAACTACTAAAAGCGACCAAGTATCAGGGTCGCTGATTACTTTTTTTCGGCTTCCTCAAATGAAGTATCTACAAGTATTTGATTAGCAATATTAGCTATGATATTAGAGTCTGCTTTTTTTCTTAAAGCAAACTTATCTTCTGGTTGAAAGGCTTTAACTAATTCGCCTTTATCATCTTTGATTTTTAATTTCATTATAAGTAAATCAACTAGGATAGTTAAGTCTTGAAAGTTATTAGATTTTTAAAGATAATGTTTTTCTTCAAGTGTTAATGGTTCTGAATAGAATACACTAGCATTTCCATGCTCGTCTTTCCATTCTTCTACTTCAATAGTGATAGTTTTAAGAGTTTCAAAAATGAGATTTAACTCTATCAATAACTGACATAAATTAAATTATACAGTTGATATTGCTAAAGCACCAGTACCCTGAAAAGTAACTGTTCTTGAAATAATTGCGTCCATTGCATTATTAATACTCATACCAGTAACAATACCTGTTCCAGTATATGAAGCATCTCCTGATTCATTACCCTCTGGTAATAAAACAAATGAGATAGAAGCACCAGCAAGTAAAGTTTCTTGTGGAGTATCAGTTTCGTCAAAGTGCATTTCTAAAGTACCAGAGAATGAAGTTCTACCTGTTACAAATGATTTAGTTGCATCTGTTAAAGCAGTATCTTCTACTACATCTCCAGTTGTTTCAAGTGTGAAGCTAGTTAGTTCCCCAACTGCTGTTCCACCAGCTGTTACAACTCCTTCTTTTCCGTGATGTGTTGCCATGTTTTTTTATTCCTTGTTAGATTTAGTTTGTTTAGTTTCTTTCTCTTGCTTATAACCTAAACTTAAAAAATGTTCAAGGTTAGTTTCATTAATTTTAATCTCTGAATTACCTTTATATAATTTAATGTCTTTAGCCATAAGTCCTTTTACAGTTTATCGTCTTCTTCGTCAATATCTTCTTCATCAAAGTCTTCATCATCTAAGGTATCTTTATCTTCTTCCCAAGTACCATCATCTTCTTCTAAAGAGTTTTCTTTAATTTCATCAATTAAGTCTTTAACTTCTTCACAAAGCATAGATTCTTTATCGTGCATCTTTTCTATTTGATCTATTTTCTTTGTTATTTTATCTAATAATTTATTGCTCATAAGTTATCCTATGGTGTTCCTGATTGATATTCGTACATACATCTTATAGTCATTTTTATTCCACCTACTGGAAATAAAGAACCCTCGTCTGTTTCTACTTGTACTACTTCCGAATCAAGTGCTTTATTGTTTCTAGTAATATCAACTTCTATCGCAGTTTCAATAGCTGTAATTAAAGCATTTCTAGCAGTATCTATATTAGCTTCTGCACCTTTAACGAATCCTAGTATTACAAAATCAATAGTTCCATGCCTTGTTTTAGCCCCACTTCCTAGTTCGCTATCATCTCTATTTTCTTCTGATGTTTGAATTATAACTGCTGGGTATTGTTGCATAGATAATTCGTCTAACAAGAAAGGTTGTCTAGTAACTTTTTTAATTGCTGGACTCGATATGTTTGAAATAACTGTCAGTAAGTTTGCTGCTATATCTTCTCTTACACTCATATTCTTGCCTTTCTAAATTCTTTGGCTACAAATTTATTAAATTGTCTGCCTATTATATTAGCAGTTCTATCATTAAATCCAAAAAATTCACGTTTTGTTTTACCTAACACTTGATTAAATACTGCTCTTTTAAGCATTTGACTATTACTGAATCCTACTGATACTTTATTTGTTCCTGTTTTTTTAATTGTTTTTCCACTCGGAGTTAAAGCACCCAACATACGACCAGAGTAAAATAAATCTACTTTAGTTGGATAGCCTTTTTTTTGTAGATGTTTTAAGTAGCCTTGTGAGTAAGGTGCAAAAGGTCTATCTCTAAAATCTATTCCTTTAGCAGTTTTAGTTCTGATAATATCTAGTAATTGGAAACCACCTTGTAGTATTCCTTTTTCTATAATGCTTTTAAATTTTCTCTCTATTCTTTTGAATCGTTTTTTAATGAACTCTGCATTAGTTTTGATTTTTTACTTCTAAAGCCATTTATCTAATCAATCTTCTAAATCCATGTAAAGGCTCTCTTTCGTTTGATACAATAGTTCCATCTGCATCAGTATCATATTCAACACCATCTTCTAAGATCATTCTCCATTCCATATTATATTGGCTCATATAGTATTCTGCCATTCTTTCAAATCTATCTTTTTCTGTTTCTGGTCTGAATTTAGTTAATGCTGGTAAAAAGAATCTTCCTAAAAATAGATAAACACCAGCACGTTCAAACTGGTCTAAATTTATTTTTGTATTAACCATTTCTGCTGTGTTTAAAACTGTAATGTCTGTAAATATATTTGTTTTATATACTGGCCACCATTCAATTCTTAATTGTCTGAATATATCGTTAGTAGTTTGTGTAAAGAAATTAACTGCTTCAGCATCAGTTGAGGCTACACCAAAATCAAAAGCATCTGGTTGATATTTAGTAACATCTCCAGCAACGATTACATCTGCACCTGTATAATTAGCCATAACTTATTTCCAAACTATATAAAATATTAATAATGCCAAAGGTATAGAATACATAGGATTTGTTTTAGCTTTAATCCAAACCCATTTAATCTTTTTCTTAGTCTTTAGCCAAATCCACTTGTTCATCTTTTTTCTTCCTTGTTTTTTTCTTTTTTAGGTTTTAATTCTACAACATTTTCTTGTTGAACCTCTTTAACTTCTTTTACAACATCTTCTGCTTGTTTAAAACCTCTAAAATCATACATAACTTTATTTGTTTGATAATCTAATTCACTTCTAGTGATTGTCTTGTTACCTCTTGTAAGGGTAACCATTTTCTCATTTGATAATACTAATTTAACCATTGTTTCTCCTGTGTAGTTTAATGTAAGGGGGATTTACCCCCTCACAAAGTAAGCAATTATTATGCTTGGATAGATGAATCGTAGTGTAGTTCAACACCATATGAATCATGGATTTCTCCAACACCATATACTGAAGTCGCTACAATCTCGTCTGCTCTTAGAGAAGCATCTCTTTGAGTTTCGATTTTAACGTCTTGCATCATTGCGATTGCTAGTGCATCTTTATGGAACGCACCACCTTTGTAATCACCAGCAGTACCTGTGTTAGCCATATTTGAAGTTTCAAATACGTTCATTCCAGCGATTTTACCAATGTGTCCTGATCTTAATGCTTCGTTAGATAATTCAGTATCTAAACCAGCAAAAGTATTAGTAAAGCCAGACTTAAGGTCATAAGCGATTTTAGGGTGTAGTACAACTTGACAACCATCAGTAGGTAATGCGTTTTCTTTCAAAGTTGAAAGAGCATTAAATAATACTGCTGGAGTTATCGCTGCTGAACCATCTCCTAGTGCAACACTAAAGCCATTAAACAAAGCTGTTAAATCTAAGTCTTGTTTTCTTGCTAGTGCTTCCCCAAATAACTTACCAACATCTGCTGCAACATTTCTTGGTGCAGAGTTTCTTGCTAGGTCAGTTAGAGTAGTCATAACACCAACTTCAGAAGCTGTAATAGTTACTGAACTTGGGTTGATTGCTGTGTTTGCTAGATCAGTTGCTTCAGCTACTGCTGCTGCACTTACTGCTGCATAGACAGGAACTTCAACTGCTTTTCCACCACCAGAGATCGCATAGTTTTTAACTAGGTTTCTCATAATGGATTTTTCAGATGCTACAAATTGTGCTTCTGCTACTATCTCTGTGTATAGTTCCGATAGTGTGGAACTTGTGCTTTCGTTAGACATATTATTATCCTATTAAGTTATTTGTTTAAGTTAATTTGAACTGCCCCAGTATCTCGTTTTTTCCTATAATCAGAATAGGCTTTACGATCTTCTGGTTTAGTTAAATCTAAATCCTGTAATGTAAAGGGTTTAACAGTATTACCACCAATAGCACTCTGGCTTCCTGAACCAGACAGAGACCCTTGACGGAAGTGTGGGTTGCTATCTAAAAACTCTTTAACTCTATCTTCAATAGTAAAAAGTTCTCCTTTTGCGTTATATCTTACATTGGAGTTATTATCAACTATTTCTATTCTGCCATCATCATTATATTTTACTTCATCTTTTAATAAAGCAACTACTTGTTGAGCATTAATTGATTTTTGTTGATTGGCAATAGATAGGATTGAATTATCAACTTTTTCTTTTTTGATTTGATTTTTATACTTTAAAAGTTCTTGCATCTTTTTCAGATAATCTTTCTTGCATAATCTTCTCTAAATCTTGTCTTTTGTTTTAGCGTCATTTAATTGTCTTGTTTTTTTACAAGTTCAGTCTTTTTGAGATTCATCTTCTTGTAATTTTCTTTTCGTATTTTCTTTTTTCAGCTTCAAGTCTTGATGAAATAACTTTATCAAGTTGCTCTTGTGTGAATTTCATTTCTTTAACTTCAACTGTTTCTTTTACTTCTGCTTGTTTAGTATCTGCTTGTTCAGTTATCGGTTGAACGACCTCGTTTTCTTGCGTCATTTTAAGACTCCTATTGGTTAATTATTATGCTTTATCAATATTATGATTAAATTACAATACCCTTAGTTGTAGGGTAAAATTTTTCTATATCTTGTTTATCTATATCTTTTTTATTTTTAACAGATAATTCCAATATATTGATTAATTTTTGTTCTAAAATTTCATTACCGATAATGTGAATAGTTGATATATTTAAAGGTTTTTAAAAGTATCGTAATATTGTTCAAATAATTCATTTAATTTAAACTTATTTGTATTTGTGTTATTATATAAGTATTCTTTATTCATTTATTTCTTCCTATTCTTTTTAGTTAATGTATCAAATCCTTTTGTGGTGCTGGGTGCATAGTGTTCAGCTAATTTTCGTTCATATTTCCTATTCTTATAGGTGTTATTAAAGTAGTATGTTCTGCCCATGCTTCTAGTTGTTATTTCCTTTTTGTTAAATTAATTTTAGTTGCCTGAAGATT